GGATGACGGCATTACCCTGTGCGTGAAGTTGCCCAACGGCTCGGACTGGTGTGTCGACTCGCAGGCGTCCAACTGCGACCGCAAGGGTGAGGAGCACTCGTGCTGGGTGCGCGAGGGCGACCCGCGCCAGTGCAACGTTACGGTCGGCAAGGGCGGCAATGCGGGGGCCAACACCTGTACCGCCGGGGCGGGCTCCATCCTTTCCGGTGACTACCACGGGTTCCTCACCGCTGGTGTGCTCACCGCGGGCTGAGCAGCTGCCCGTTTGTGGCGTGTCACATGCTCCAGGTGACAGCGGGCGCTAACGTGGGCGTGAGCAGCGGACCGCGCCGCTGACCCGGGTAGAAGCAAGAACGCGCGGACGACGGCACGCCCAACCTGTGGACGCCGCGGCTACCAAGAGCCCACCCACAGGAGCACCCCACATGCAAACCGTCATCATGACGAACCCCGGACTGCCCGGCGATGAGCGAGCGGTCACCACACCTGAGGCATTCGAGCAGGTCTGGTCCGGTAAGGGCTGGGAGCTCGTGCAGGACTCCCCTGCCGACTCGCCCACCCCCAAGACCCGGCCCGCACGCAAGGCCGCCGCACCCAAACCCAAGCCCGCCCAGGCACCCGTGACCGACCCCGAGATCGGAGCCTGACATGGGCATGTTCTTCCGCCGCGGCACCACCGGCGTCCGCTTCGTCCCCACCATCGTGGCCATCGCCGCACCCACCGCCGCTGAGCTCACAGCCGGAACCGACCTCCGCGCGGCCATGGCCGCGATGGAGGGCTTCGAAACCTCGCTGAACCGGATCAACCAGCCGTTGCTGAAGTACAAGCAGGAGGTCCAGATCGACGGCCCCCAGCAGTTCGGCGACGCCAAGATCACCCTCATCGAGGACGACGGCACCGGCGCCACCGGGGACGACCTGGAACGCAAGACGATCTACACCGCGCTGGCGGAGCAGGCCACCGGGTTCATCGTCATCAACCCCGCGGCCAACTCGTTCGTCGCCGCGGCCAAGGTCGAGGTCTGGCCCATCCGGATCGGCTCCAAGAACCGGTCCTTCTCCCTGGATGCCGAGCCTGCCCGGTACGTGTGCGAGCTGGCGATCACCGGGGCCCAGGACAAGAACGCGGTCGTCGCCGCGTAACCCCCGTTCCCCCGACCCCACCTGTCGCCGGTGCGTGTCCACCCGCAGGGCCCTTCCCTCGCCTGTCCGTCGGTCATCGGGCCGTTGGCGGGACCCGGGCGGGCACGGCCCGGGTTCCGCGTGCGGGCACACGCGCCCCGCGGCCGGACACGCCCGGCGGTGGGGGGGTCGGGTCCCGCCCAGCCCACAAGGGGGGTTCCCGGCCCGGGAACCCCCAGCCCAACCAAGAGGAGCCCAGCGATGACCGCACGTAAGCCCACCACCAGGAACCCGGCCCGCAAGGCCACCGCACCCAAGCCGGCTGCCGTGGCCACAGCAGCCCTTGTACCGCCCAGGGTGCCGACCGACCGGCTCGGCAAGCTACCCCGCCGGGTCACCGTCGGGATCTACCTGGACGACACCGCCGTCGCAGCAGTCGTCGACGCCGACGCCGACCTGACCGCCGCCCGGGAACGCCTGGACGCCTCCAGGCCCCGCCGGATCGCCGAAGCCCGCGCCGCCGCCACCCCCGAAGACGTCATCGGCCAAACCCTGGTCGACCAGGTCCACGACCTCGACGCGCAGGCTCTCGCCCCCCTCGAGGAGGCCGCCACCGCCGCCCTGGACGCCCTGGACGCCGCCACCAGGTGGTTCACGTTCCGCGGCCTGGGCCGCACCCCCTACCGCGAGCTGCTGGAGAAGCACGCCGCCCGCGACGTCGACGACCAGGTCATGGCCGACCTCGGCCAAGGCGACAACGCGCCGTACAACCTGGACACCTTCCCGCCTGCCCTGGTCCAAGCGGCCAGCATCGACCCGGTCCTTGACGGCGACGACATCGCCACCATCTTCGACGGCGACACCTGGAACGGCGTCGAGGTCAACACCCTGGTCTCCTACGCCCAGCTGGCGCAGTCCCAGGCGCCGGTGGCCGACCCGAAACGGCACCGGGGCTGATCGGGGAGCTCATGCGCACGGACCAGGGCGACTACCAGGGTGACGACGGGACCATCACCGTTGCCCTGGCCGCCCTGGACCGCCCCGGGTTCGACGCCCTGGTCGAAGCCCACCCGCCCACCCGGGCGAAGGACCTGTGGCAGGAAGCCACGTTCGCCCCGGCGCTGATCGCCGCGTCCGTCACGTCCTGGTCGGTGGGCTGGGCCGACGAGGACCCGCACCAGCTCGGGCGCATCGACGTGGCCACCGCACGCACCTGGTGGGACGACTGGCCGGTCGACGCCGCCGAAGACCTCTTCACCCGCTGCGTGAACCTGAACATCACCAGCATCGAGTGGGCCCGCCGCCGCCTGGACCGCGACCCGCGCCTGGCCGCTGAGGTCGCCTACTGCGCCGGCGCCGGCATCCCCCACTCAGCCTTCCTGGGCTGGGCTGAGCGGGACCAGGACCTGGCCCTGGCCGACAAGGTCCGGGCGGCTGACCGGTGCCCCGGCTGCAACGTCCCGGCCGACCTGATGGGCGACCCGGAGGCCTTCGAGGTGGTCTCGCAGGCGTGCGTGCACTGTGAGGCCAAGGCCCTGGCTGAGGCGTCCATCCCCGCCGAGCACCGGCACCGCTACCACCACCACCTCAAAGCCACCGGCCACGTCGACGACCAGACCCGGGGGGCCTGAGTCATGGGCGTTCGCGTCATTGGTGTCCGGATCACCGCGTCCGACGCTGACCTGGACCGGCGCCTCGCCCACGCCAGAACGTCCATCGCGTCCTTCGCCCGGGACGTGGAGACCGGGCAGCGGGGCGCGACCAAGGCCATGGCGGGCACTGAGGCCGCCACCGCGAAGCTCGGGGCAACATCGGAGCGCACCGCGGCGAAGTCCCGCACGTCCTCACGGTCCACAGCCACTGGCATCCAGGCTGTGGGGATCGCAACGGCGAAGGCCGCCGACGAGGCCGATCGGCACGCCAGGATGGCCCTGCGCCTGTCCGAGTACTACTCCGTCGGTAGTCTGCGGGTAGCCGCCGGGCTCGGGTTGGGTGCGGCCGCGGCCTTCATGTTCGGGCGTCAGCTGCTCACCGCGTTCGCCGGCGGCATCCAGCTGTCCGCTCAGTTCGAAGCCCAGATGCGGAACGTCAACTCCATCACCGGGATGACCGAAGCCGCCTACGGCGCCCTCTCCCAGAAGGTCCTGGACCTGTCCACGACCCTGCCCCAGGAAGCCACCGTCCTGGCCGCCGGCCTGTACGACATCGCCTCCTCCGGGTTCCAGGGCGCGGCCGGCCTGCAGGTCCTCGAGGCATCCGCACGGGCCGCCTCCGCGGGCATCAGCACGACCGCTGTGGCCGGGCAGGCCATCTCCGGGGTCCTGAACGCCTACGGCCTGTCTGCGGCCAGCGCGAAGGACGTAAGCGACACCCTGTTCCAGACCGTGAACCTGGGCGTCCTGACGTTCGACCAGCTCGGCCAGGGCATCGGCGACGTCATCGGCACCGCCGCCGCCGCCGGGATCAGCATCGACGGCGTCGGCCAGGCCATCGCCACGATGACCAAGGCCGGGATCAAACCAGCCGAAGCCTTCACCGCCCTGAACCAGCTGATGGCCCAGATCATCACCCCCGGCGACGCCCTCGCCGCGGTGTTCAAGTCCCTGGGGTACGAGTCCGGCGCGGTCGCACTAAACAGCAAGGGCCTGTCCGGGGTGATGGCCGACCTGCAGAAGGTCACCGGCGGCAACGTCACGACCATGTCGGCCCTGTTCACCGACATCCGGTCCCTGAAGGGCGCCCTGGCTTTGACTTCCGACCAGGGCAAGCTGTACACCGGCGTAATCGCCGGCTGGTCGGCCGCGCACGCAGGTGCCGGGGCCACCGCGGTGGCGTTGGCCGAGCAGATGAAGTCCGCGTCCGCCCAGTGGGCCCTGGTCACCAACGCGGTCAAGGCCGGGACCATCGAGGTCGGCCTGCACCTGCTGCCGGTGCTGACCACCCTGATGAAGGCCATGATGGACCTGGCCCGGGGGGCGGCACCCGACCTGCAGGCCGGGGTGCGGGACCTGACGCCCCTGTTCTCCGCGTTGTGGGCCATCGGCGTGGACGTGGTCACCATGCTGCGGACTATCGGCCAGGTTGCCGCACCAGCCGTTGGTGCCCTCGCGGCCCTGGCCGGTGGGGTCGTCATCGAGACCTTGACCAAGCTCGTCCAGGTCCTGGCTTGGGCGACCGGTGAGGTGGCCGACCACAAGGAGGTCGTCCTGGCGTTGGCCGCCGTGTATGCCGCGTCCCTGCTGCCCTCGGTGGGCGCGGTGACGATCGCGTTCAACCGGATGATCCTGACCCCCGTCGTGTTGGGTCTGGCCTCGGTGAGGACGGCCGCTGAGGGTGGCACGGTTGCCCTGAAGGCCATGACCGCGTCGATACTCACCTTGCAGACCGTCGCCACCCTGGGCCTGGCTGCGGCCCTGTTCGCGGCGTTCCGCGGGTTCACGGCCCTGGACGACGCGGCCGCCAAGGCCAAGGACACCTTCGAGAAGATGGGCACCGGCATCGACGTCCTGGACCCGGCCAAGATGCAGGCCGGGATCGACACCCTGATGAAAGTCATGGTGTCAGCGAATGAGGTCGGGAAGCAGTACACCGGCGTGTTGGGAATGATCAAGAGCGCATGGTCTGAGACTGCGGGCGACGGGTCCGTCGGAAAGATCGCCGAAGACGGGAAAGCCGCCGCTGAAGCCTTCACCCTGGCGAATCAGCGGTTCAAGAACGCAACCACGAACCTGGCCGTCCTGCGGGGCCAGACCAATCTGACCGACGACGCGCTGATCAAGCTCGCGAAGAACCAGGGCATCGACCTGACCAAGGCACCCAAGGACATGGGCGACGAATACACCAAAGTGACCAGCTACGTCCGCGACCTGGAGAAGCAGACCGGGATCAGCGCCAAGGCCATGGGTGGGCACATCGGCACCGACATCGAGGCCATGAAGGCCTTCGCCGACGCGATCCAGGCCGCCCAGGACAAAGTCTCCAAGTCGTTCACCGCCGGCACTGACGTGCTGGGCACGTTCGACCCGGTCGCGGCCGCCGAGAAGGTCAAGACCGCGCAGGAGACCCTGGACAAGGCCCGCCAGGCCCAGGCTGACGCTGCGGGCAAGGTCGGCGCCAAAGGCGCCACCACGGTGGCCCAGCAGCAGCAGCTCGCCAGGGCTGAGCAGGCCGTCCACGACGCCACCGGCAAGTCCGCCGCCAAGCTCGGCAAAGCCCGCCAGGCCCTCTCCGACCTGCAGGCCCGCCTGGCCGCCAAGGGCAAGACCACCGCAGCTGATGGTGAGCAGCTGGCCAAGGCCGCGGACGACGTCGCCAAGGCCCGCACCGACCTTGCCGCAGCCCGGGCCGCGTCCGGGACCGCGGGGCTGCGCGCCGCCTACGCGACCAGCATCGCGGACGCGACCAGGTTCTCCCGTGACCTGACCACGGCCACCGCCAAGGGCCTGGACTACCGGGTCGTGGCCAAGCTCCTCGAGCAGGGCCCCAAGACCGCCGGCCCGATCCTGCAGACGATCCTCTCGGATCATTCGGGGGCGATGATCAAGATGGTCAACGACTCCGAGTCGGCGCTGTCGGCCCTGAACGTCATCGTCGTGGCCCAGGCCCGGCTGACGGCGATCGCCGTGGCCTCGTCGACCGACCAGGCCATCCGTGACCTGCCGGCCGCGATGCAGATCCAGCAGGCCGCGATGCTCGACAAGGGCAAGGTCACCCTCGAGCAGCTGTCCCGAAAGCTCGGGATCTCCCAAGCCGAGGTCAAGCGGATCGCCGACGCCAACGGCATCAACATCGCCGCGGGTCTGGCGCCGGCCCAGGCGGCGATCGACAAGGTCGGCAGGGGCGCCCGCGGCAAGGTCAGCGTCGACACCACCGGGGCCTCAGCCGCGGTGACCAACCTCGGGCGCCAGCTGGACATCCTGGACGCCCGCACCGTCACCATCCCCGTGTCGCTCAGCTTCGGTAAGGGCCTGGAGGGGTTCCCGGGCAAGGCTGCGGACAACGTGATCGTGCCCAACCCGCTGGGGCCGTTCGCGCCGAAGAAGCCCAAGTGGGGCGGCTCTGAGGGCGGCGTGGTCCCGGGCATGTTCCTGGGTCCGAAGGTCGACAACGTGACGATCCGGGCGAACCCGCGCGAGTACCTCCAGTCCGTCGCCGCGCATGACTTCTACGGCACCGCGTTCATGGACGCAGTGAACAAGCGGCGCCTGCCTCGGTATGCCGACGGTGGCGCGCTGGGCTCACGGGTGGCCTCGCCGTGGGGCGGCGGCGCGGTCCAGGTCGTCAAGGTCCCCATCAACGAGACCCGCACCCGCACCCACGAGTTCTCTCAGCACATCGAGCACGCCACCTTCACCGACCGGGATGACGGTCTCCGGGCGCTCGACGAGCAGGTCCGGATCCGCAACCTTGGGAGCCAGTAATGGCGATCGCCGACCTTGACGCGTCCGTGCGGATCCTCACCTCGGCCGGCGCCTTGGTGTTGGACCTGACCGAAGCGGCCGGGTACGACCTGGTCGACCTGGGTGTCCCGGACCGCACCTGGCGCCGGGTCACTGCGACATCCCCATTCGTCGACGGTGAGCACCTGGTCGCCGCCGTCCTGGAGGCCGGGGCGCACACCATGGCCTACCGGGTGTCCGGGGCCAACTGGGGGCAGGTCCAGGACCGCCGGCAGGTGTTGGTCGACGCGGTCGAGGCCTGGGCGTGGCTGTTGGAGGTCACTATCGGCGGCGTCCGCTACCTGTGGGCCGCGTCACGCTCGGACTCGTCCGGGCCGCTGGAGAAGTTCGCGGCGATCGCCGGGCAGAACATCATCACCATCAAGGTCCCGGTCCAACCCACCGCGACCGTCAGCTAAGGAAAGGAAAGCGGCGTGCATCTTCCTGACGCGCAGGTCCACATCGCGCTAGAGGCACTGTGGCGTTCCGGTGGCACCGTCTACCCGGGGCTGGCCACCACGGTCCCTGACGACCACTGCTCGCCCGGCAGCGTCACTGAGGTGGTCGCCGACGCGTATGACCGGGTCGCACTGGCCACCACCGCGGCGGGGTTCGCGGCCGCCGTGGACAGGGCGATCGAGACGATCGTGACCACAACCTGGCCCACCCCGGACCTCGTCGAGGACTGGGGTGTGGTCTTGTCGATCCCGCTGTACGACACGGCGACCAAGGGCACAGGGGTCCCGGTCGGCGCGGTCCACCTGACCGAGGACGGGGTGTACGTCCAGGCGGGCGGGTCCGCCCCATCCGCCCCGCCTGGTCTGATCCGATTCGAAGCACCATGACACTCAAGGAGATTCGCTGATGGCAACACTGATCACCGACGCTGAGCGCAACGCTGACGCCGACCGCGCAGCCGGCGTCATCGCATACCTGTCGCTGCACACCGCCACCACGGGCATCACCGGCGCCGCGGAGGCGTCGGGTGGTTCCCCGGCCTACGCCCGGAAGGCCCCGACGTTCAACGCGGCCGGCGCGGTCGGCCCGCTCGGTGGCACCGCGCAGCCCGCAACGGTTGGGGTGGCGTGGTCGGACGAGGTCACGTTCGACGTGGCCGCCGGGTCGTACACCAACTGGGGTGCCTGGTCCGCGGTCACGGCTGGGACGTTCCGGCGCGGCAACGTCCTGGCCGCGACCCAGTCCCCGGGCACGCAGGGCCAGATCAAGCTCTCGGTTGGTGTGGGGCCATACACGGGCGCCTGACCCGTCCCCGTGTCCTGTTCCCGCCGAGTCTGAGAGTGTGGTGAGCCCGTGACGACCCCTCTGGGTGGCCCCGTCTCAATGGTCGGGGCCACCGCGACCTCATCGACGTCGCTTGGTGGTGGGTATCTGGCGTCGAACGCGATAGATGGTCAAACTGGAACGTTCTGGCACTCTGACGGCACGGATCTGCCCGCCTCATACCTACAGGTGCTGCTGTCCGCAGCTGTGGTGGCCTCCGGGTACACATTCCAAGCCAGGACCGACGGCTTCGCGACCATCGCGCCGGGTGACTTCGTCTTCCAGGGATCGTCTGACGGGACGACGTGGACGACCCTGGACACGCGTACCGGGCAGGCCTTCTCTCTCGGTGAGAGAAAGACGTACGCGTTCACCAACGCCACCGCGTACACCTACTACCGGGTGGTGGTCAGTGCCACTGCCGCCGGTGGCGGTTACCCGTACGTTGCCATCGCGGAAATGGGTGTCCTGACCGGGGCTGTGATTATGGCATCGGCCAGCAGTACGGCTGGTGACAACTGGGTTGCTAGTGGTGCTTTCGACGGGGTAGTCGGCGAGAGCTACCAGGCCTGGGCGTCAGGATCCCTACCGGCATGGTTGCAGGCACAGGTCACCACCGCGGCAGTTGCGGTCGGGTACGACATCGCGGCGCGTCCTGGGGCACCCGACCAGGCCCCCGCCACGTGGACGTTCCTTGGGTCCAACGACGGGACCACGTGGACGACCCTGGACACCCGCACAGGGCAGACCTTCAGCGGAGGGCAGACCAAGTCCTACGCGTTCACCAACGCTGTCGCATACACCTACTACCGGATCAACGTCACCGCAGTCGGCGGGTCCACCATTGCGGCCATCGCCGAGCTCACCATCACCATCACTGTCGTCCCGGCCACCACCGGCCTGACACCGGTCTCGGCGGGCTCATCCTCGGTGGTGTCCACGACGCTCGCTACCCTGGACACCACCGGGGTTGCCCCAGTCTCAGCCTCCTCGACGTCGGCCGCCTCGCTGGTCGCCACCACGGCTGGGCTCTCCCCGGTCGGTGCCTCCTCGACGTCAGTGGCCTCGATCGTCGACGTCGTCCCGACCACCACCGGCACAGCCCCCGTCGACGTCGCCTCGACCAGTGCCACAGGGCTGAGCGTGACCACCACCGGCACGGCCCCCGTCAACACCGCCTCGTCCTCGGTGGCGTCCACGGTCGGGATCCTCGCCCTGGCCGGGTGGGCCGCGGACGTCTCCCAGAGGTCCCTCCTCGACATCACCAGTAGCACCGGTGAGCTGGACTACACCCCGCCGCTGATGGCTGCCCCGCCGGGCATCGTCGAGCGGCCCATCGTGCGGGATTCGATCGTCTTGGACCCGGCCGACGTGGTCATCGACGCCGGCGGACACGCGCGCGCCCCGGCCGGGTCCTACACCGTGGTCGGCGGGACCGTAGGGGTGCCGCACCTGCTCATCAGCGGCCGGGACGTCACGTACTACCGGGGGGTGCCCGCCGGGCTCGGGCGGGACCGCCAGGAGGGCCCGTTCGGGGACTGCACCCTCTCCCTGGACCTTCCGTGGCTGACCCCGTTCGACACCCCCGGCGTCGGCGCACTGGCCTGGCTGGTGCCCGACGCACCCGTGGAGATCATCATCAAGAACGGTGCGGTCACCAAGCGGGTCTGGGCGGGGCACCTGGTCTCCGACGACGGCGGCAACGACGAGCACGCCGCCCGCACCACCTGGGCCGCGTCCGGGACCCTCTGGCAGGCCAGCACGTTCGGGCACCGGGTGCCCACGATCATGGACCCCACCGACATCGGCACCGTCATCGCCCGATCCCTGAACGGGGTCGTCGCCCGCCGCTACCCGAGCCTCAAAGCCCCCGCGACGGGGATCAACACACTCGCCCGCGGCAGCAGTGGCGACTCCGAGATGGCCTACGTCCAGTCCATCCTGGCCACCGCCTGGACGACCACAACCCAGTGGACGGTCGCCAAGAGGCCCAACACTGCCCGCACCTACGACATCAAGCTCAAAGACACCACGACCATCCACCACACGGTCACCGTCGGTGCGCCCGGCGTCGACATCGACCTGTCCCGTGACATGACCTCGACGGCCAACGCCCTGTTCGGGCGCGGGATCGCCCCGTCGGGGTTCGCGTGGGCGGGGTGGTGCTACCCGAACTTCATGGCCGACACCGCACCCGCCTACCCGTACGCGTCGGGGGCGACCGTGATGAGCATTGGCGACAGTGACGCCGGGACGCTGACCGGTGACGGTGTCTCGGCCTGGCAGCGGCGGGTCAACGAGCTGAACCTGACCGGGAACGTCCGCGTGGACGGGACCTACAACAGTGGTGACGCGGCGGTGTGCCGGGGCATCCAGCACGCCTACGGGCTCCTCGTGGACGGCATCGTGGGCCCGCAAACCTGGGACGCGACGTTCGCTGTCGGATCCAGTGGCGGGGACCTGACGGGGGCGTACCGGCGGCCCCTGGCCATCGACCCGGCCACCGAACCGAACCTCTACACCCCCACCGGCGCAGTCAAAGGCCCCAACCCCGCGTATGCGGGTGCGATGCGCTGGGAACGTGACACCGACTACGGCCCCGGCGTCACCAAAGCCGACGCCACGGCCTCCGCCGTCCTGGAGCTCGCACGGGACCAGGACCCCGGCCTGACCGGCACCATCACCCTCACCACCGACCCCCGCGAGGGCAGTAGGGTCTACGCCACCCCCGGCCAGAACATCCAGCCCCTGGGCTACAACGGGGCCAACCCGGTCCTGCACATCGCCGCCGTCGACCGCGACTGGTCCACCCCGGGTACACCGGTGACCCTGGCCGTCGACGAGCACGCCCGCGACGCCATCACCCTGGCCGCCATCCGCGGCCGCACCAAAGAGGCCATGCTCGACCCCGCCCGCCGCCCCGGGCGCACCAACCGCAGGTCCCGCCAGGACCAGGACCAGATCGTCCCCTTCGACGGCGAAAGTGACGGCGGGATCATCCCCCGCCACGCCATCTACGGCGGACTCTGGACGGTCATCCACATCCCCCTGTCCGAGGCCGGCCAGGTCGCACTGCTCGACGTGCGCTCCCAGTCCCCGGCGGCGCCGTTCTGCATGGCGTTCTTCGCCGGCCCAGTCACCCCCGCCCACCTAGTCAACTTGGTCGGCGACCCGCTCTCCGGCGACAACCCGTTCGGGCGCACCGAAGCCGCAGCTGACGCCCTGGACGACCTGGGCCTGATCGAAGCCTTCGGCGGACCCGGGTCCGCTGCGGGGTACTGGCCGGGCCAGGAAGGCTCCGGAACCCTGACCGGGCGGCTGAAAGACACCGGAGGGTTCACCTACAACAGCGTCAAGGGCGGCTGGGTGTGGGTCGCCGAATGGTCCCCCACCAGCTGCTTCATCAGCGGCCGCGTCTACCCAAGCCCGGTGCAGTAATGGGCTGGTCCGGGTGGATCACCGACCCGCCGTATGCCGCCCACGCGAAGATGGGCGAGGCCGTCACCACCATCCGACCCACGTCCGAAGGCGACTACACCGTGGGCCTGCCGGTCAAGGACTACACCTACGGTTCGCTCAAAAACATCGACGACCCCTTCCCCTACGGCTTCGTCTACCTCGACCAGGCGCAGGCAGGCGCCGAGATGACGGGGTACAGCGCTGAGGACTTCTGGCTGCACTTCACAGCACCCGACCCGGTGCGGGAGCCGGCCGCGCTGGGCGCGCTGACTTTGGGCGTCGACTACGACGTGATCCCCGGCAGGGACCCCGCCGTCGACCTGTACGCCTACGTCGATTACGACCCGGCCACCCCGCCCACTGTGGTGGGTTGGACGAACACTGATATCCACCTCTTCGTCGCAGGGTGGGCGGAGGCGCCGGGTGGCACCGTCAGCGTCTACTTCGACCCCACGGCGGCATACCCCGACATGCCCTACGGCCCCGACCCGCACACCGGGTACAACGCCTACTTTCCCTGGCATCGCTCACCGACCGGCCTGGAGATCTTCTCCCTGGCCTACGACGCGGGCGCCAACACCTGGCCGACACCGACCGTCATCGCCTTGGACATCCCAGACGGGACAACCAGCTGGACGATCAGCCTGCGCGACACCCTGGTCGAGTCACCCCCCTTGGGTGTTGACGGGGACAATCCGCGGCACTGGGCCTGGGTGCGGACCTACCCCTACGCCCTGGTCGACCCTGGCCGGTACCGGTACTGGAAGATCGGCGACCCGAAGCCCCTGCGCCAGGTCCAGCGGGACGATGGCCTCGGCCGGTCCGTGGCCCGCGGCCGAGGCGGCACGTCAGTGCAGCGCTCCATCCGCCAGCGCGGCTACCGGTGAACGTGGCTGCATGAACGGTCGCTCAATCACAAACCACGACACGACCGCGATGCCGAAACTGACTACCAGGGTGATGGGCAGACCGGCCGGACCAAACCACGCCAGGACCAGTACCGCCACCGGATAGTGCCACAGGTACAAGCCATAACTGATCGTGCCGACGAACATCAGTGGGCGACAAGCCAGCCATCCGTGATGATCCAGCGACCACCAGACGATCGCCGCAGAGCAAACGGCGGCGGGCAGAAGTACCCACATCATCACCCAACCCCCCACGAAGCAGAACGCCCCGAGCAGCACAGCCGAGACAGCCGCAACCTCGCGGCTCGGTCGGCGCAGGCGATGGATCGTGAGAGCGAGCAGGCACCCCACCAGCAACGCGTCAGCCCTCGTGTCAGGAGCGAACGACACGCGGACACTTCCTGCCCCGCCGACCAACAGTCCGACCCGCAGAGCAGCTGAGGCAATGATCGCGACCGCGAGAGCTGGGACCGCAAATCGGGTGCGAACCAGGAGCAGCAACAGCACGGGCCACACGAGGTAGAACTGCTCCTCGAGTGACAGCGACCAAATGTGTGAGAGCTCAAGGAGAGGCACGCCGAACGTCGCGGCGATGTTCGAGCTGTACGTCGCGGCCGCAACGACCGGCACAAGGCTCACACCCGCAGCCAAGCGCGCGAGGCCGTCGAGCAGCACCAGCGCCATGAGCGCCGGCAGGAGACGACGGGCACGCCTGCCGTAGAACCGACGGAGGCTGATTCGCCCGCTCCGCTGGTGCTCATCCTTCAGGAGTCGGGTGATGAGGAACCCTGACAGCACGAAGAACATGGTCACGCCCACGGCCCCAGCCTGGGCGAAGTACGGCACCCCTGCGTGCGCAAGGATCACCAGCAGGACCGCGATGCCGCGCAGCCCGTCGAGCGCGTTGTTACGCGTGGCGAACGTCTCTCGCAAGGTCATGGGCACACCCCTCCCGGCCCGCAACGTAGCGCGGATCGGTTCGACCTGTGGCCGGTTTCGGCTAATCCGCTCCGGGGCAGGCCCGGCGGGTCAGGCGCGCACCGAGCAGGAGCCGACCTACTCTGGTGGTGTGGCGTGCCCCACACCACACGAGACACCCACGGGCAGGAGACCAACCGTTGTCCCCCTCACAGACGCCGCCCGGCCCGGCAACCAACCTCACCGGGTGATGCCGGCTCATGCCTGGGGGCTACACAAGGAGGAGCGGATGCTCGCAAAAGAGCTGATGCTCGCCAGAGACCGCAGGGTCGTGCGCGCCCTCCTGTACGGCGCCCTGGTCGTTAGTGGTGTCGGCTCGTTCTTCGTCCCCATCTCCACCTTTGCGGCCGACATCGCGCTGAAAGCCTGCGGGGTGTTTTTGATCGTGGGTGGCGCTATCTCCCTGGTCGGGCACATCAAACGCCTGCTGGGCGTGGAGCTCGTCGGGTTCCCGCTGCTGCTCACCGCCATGGGCGCCCTGTCCCTGTCCGCGTTCGTCGGTGGGGCCGCGACACCACCGCGGTACTTCCTGGCCTCCTTGTGTACGGCGTTCACTTTCAGCCTGTTCGCCAGGGCCCACGACTTACAAGCCTTGATCCGGCTCGGCAAGGCGTTCAACGGCGGGGGTAGAGCGTGAGGGCCACCGTCACGGCCGCGGTCATCCAGGCGGCGCAGCAGTCCGGGGTGACAGGCGACTTCCTCAACCTGCTCCTGGGGGCAGGCGGGGCAGGGTTCCTGGCCGCCGCATACAAGGGCATCAAAGACTTCCGGGAAGGGTCCTGGCGCCGCCAGGACGGGGCCGTGGCCGACCTGGAGAGGTGGCGCCGCACCGCCGACGACGCCCGCGAATGGGAAACCACCATGGGCGAGTACTGGCACGCCCGGGCCGGGGACCTCGAGCACATCATCCGCACCGGCATGGGCGCCGAGGCCGTGCCACCGAGCAAGCCGCTGCCGGTCCGTCAGAAGGAGAAGCGATGAGCGACAACCTCATCCCCACCGTCGTCCATGACCAGGCGGTGGCCAAGAAACACTCCGGCCTGGCGTGGATCATCGCCGCGCTGATGATGGCCCTCCTGACCGCTGGGCTGCTGTGGACCCGTGCCGACGTCGCCGGCAACGAGCGTGCCGACGCCGGCCAGGAGCAGGTCATCACCAGCTTGTCCCGCGACTCCCAGCTCCTGCGCGAGGCGTTGAGCCAGAAGGGCGTCGATCCCAACACGGTCGCCCCCGCCCCGGAGAAGAGAGTCGACGCGATCCCACCCACCCCTGGCGCTGCTGGTGTGTCTGTCATCCGTACTGCGATCCTGCCTGGCGGTCAGCTGCAGGTGTTCTACTCCGACCACAGCAGCCAGGTCGTCGGTCAGGTTGTCGGCGCCGGCGGTAAGCCCGGTCCGGGGCCGAGCGTGGCCCAGGTCGCAGCGGGCGTGTCTGGGTACCTGACCGTTCACCCACCAGCGCGCGGCCCTGCCGGGGCTGACTCTGTGGTCCCTGGCCTCAACGGGACCAACGGGCTCGACTCCGTTGTCCCCGGACCGGCCCCCACGGACGCGCAGGTAGCGGCAGGGGTCGCCGCGTTCTGTGGCGCCAACGGCGACTGCCGGGGCCCTGCCGGTGCTACTGGGGCGGACTCCACGGTGGCTGGCCCACCACCCACTGATGCGCAGGTCGCAGCATCCGTGGCGGCGTTCTGCTCGGCCAACGGTGACTGCCGTGGCCCTGCCGGACAGCCCCCACTCTCATGGACCTCCGTCGACGCCAACGGCCGCTCGTCCACTTGCGTGCGTGACACCCCGTTCGATCCGACTGCGCCGACGTACTCCTGTGCGCCGACACCCTGACCCACCAACCCGGAAGAGCTACACCATGACTGGTCTCTATCTCCCCGGCGCCGCATGGCGCCCCATCTCCTACCGCGCCGCCAGCGGCCTGTTCGCTACCGGTCAGCCGATCGGCTACATCCCCCACGTCCAAGTCGGAAACGGCGGGCTGTGGGCGATGTTCAACAACGCGGTCAGCCCGGACCGGAAGTTCTCCAACGCCTGGATCAAGAAGGACGGGACCAGCGAGCAGTACGCCGAGACCAACCGCAAGCCGTGGGCGCAGGCCGACGGCAACGCGAACTACCGGGCATACGAGTGCGAGGGATACCCGAACGAGCCGTACACCGCAGCGCAGATCAACACCCTCGCGACGTGGCACAACTTCACCGGCGACCCCGACGTGCTCGCCAACGCTCCAGGTCAGCGAGGCGTCGGTCGCCACAACATGGGAGGCGCTGCCTATGGCGGGCACTCCTGCCCCGGACCCATCCGGCAGGCTCAGCGCTCGGAGATCATCGCCCGGGCGCTCGTCCTGCGTGGGGGCAAGCCCCTCCCCCCTGTCCCGCACCCTCCCGTGCCGAGCGGCAAGATCAGGCTCGTCGTCGATGGCGTCTTCGGTCCGCAGTCACGGATGCGCCTACAGCAGTGGGCCGGCGTGGTCATGGACTCTGTCCTCGGCCCGATCTCCTGGCGTGCCATCCAGCGCAAACTCGGGGGCCTCGCGGTCGACGGCGCCCCCGGCCCGCTGACCTGGACGCGACTCCAGAAGGTCGTCGGCGCACCTGCTGATGGCATCCCCGGCCCGAACACCTACCGCCACCTTCAGATCTACCTGAACAGCCACTGACGCCACCGTCGAACCAAGCACAGCGCCCCTCTCAGGAAAGTGAGACCACCATGTTTTCTTTCATCGCCAACTACTTCACCCCGGCCCGGCGCAAGTGGGCCCGCGACGTCGCCGAGCGGGCCGCCTGGACCGCCGCGCAGGTCGCCCTCTCCGCCGTGGTCGTGACCAGCTGGGACCTGCCGCAGTGGTCGCTGGTGCCCATCGCTGCCGGGCTCTCCTGGGCCAAGGGTGTCGTGGCCAAGCACATCGGGGATCCGACGTCGGCGGCGATCGGCGCCTGAACGTCCCACCCGGGACCGCAGGTGGGCTTGGACCCGGGCCAGGAGCACCTGGTCGTACGCGCCGGCGCCCGGATCCGCGATCGCCTCGACCAGGTAACGCCGTGGTGGCATGGCGCCCTGCCCGGCCAGTGCGCGGCGGGCCAGCATCAACGTGACCAGGTTCTGATCGGCCAGGCCTTTGGCGCGGGCCCGGTCGGCCTGCGCGGCGGCTTCGATGACCTGGGCTTGGGGGCGGGCGCCGGGGATGTCGCTCACGGACTGGCCTGGTCGTGGGCTGCGAGCAGTGCGGCCACCATGGAGGCGACCGCGCGGCGCTCGCCGGCGTTCAGCTCGCTGGCGCGTTCGGGCAGGACGAACGGGTGCCGGACCGAGGGTTCCGACCCGTTGGCCGCCCGCAGCGCCCCGATCGGGATGCCCAGGGCGCCCGACAGGGCGGTCAGGGTGTCCGTGCGGACCCGTACGGTGTGTCCGTGGGCGATCCGCGCGAGGTGGGAGTGGCTGATCTTCCCGTGTGTGCGCCGCGCCGCCTCACGCATCGACAGTCCCCGCTCCTCCAGGGCTGCGACGACCAGGTCCGCGACGGTCGCAGGGTCGTCAATGGGTGGCGTCGTGGGTGTGATCGGGTCCTCCTGACTTGGGCTGGTAAGGCTCCTGGCTGGCGTTTCCGCTGGTCAGGAGCCTTACCCGTGGAGCCGCCTATCGGAATCGAACCGATGGCCTATTCATTACGAGTGAATCGTCGGCCGTTTTCTGCGGGTCTCTGACCTGCGGTTTCTTAGTTTCTGAGCACGAGAACAATCCGTGGACGGTTGTGGTTGTCCGTCATGAACCGCGCCCGTGGGTGGCGTCGTGGGTGTGGGTGGGTGGCGCGAAC